CGGCGAGGACCGGTACGTGCGGGTCTGCGCATCGTACGGGCCGCCGAAGTAGGTGCAGATCCCGTCGAGGACGCTCTGGACGCTCACATGCGCCTCGCATAGTTGGCGAGGATGCGTTCGGCTTCCCTGACGAGGCCGGAGCCGTCCTTGCGGCTGTCGCTCTCCCGGGTGCCGGCAGACAGCGCCGTGTCCGGGTAGGAGTCCTCCGCCGCGGTGTCCGGGCGCATGAGTTGCGCCACGGTGTAGTTGACGACCGCCAGACGCATGTCTGCCGGCATGCCGGACCATCCGGCGCCGACGGTGTGGGCGTGCACGGTGGGGGCCGCCAGCGGTACCGCTACGGGCGCCGGCGTCGTCGTGACGGCCGGCGGGGTCCACGTCGGGGAGACGGTGACGGTCTCCTCGCTGCCGGGCTCCCACAGTCGGTAGGCGGTACCGGGCAGGATGCCGGTCGGGTCGGCCACGGTCAGCGTCGTAGCGCCGGCGGTGGCGTCCGCCGCGAGGGCGGTGGATACCCAGCCGGCGGTGTACGTGATGTCGACCCACACGCGGCCGCGGGTCACGACACCCCCGACGGGGATGATGATCGTCTGGTTCTTGTCGACCCGGGCCGCCGGCGTAGGGACGTACGCCATGCGGGAGAGGGTCGAACCGTAGGAGACCGCGGCGACGGACAACACGGGCCGGTCCGACGGGAAGACGATCAAACTACCGTCCCCGTCGATGCGGCCCTGCGTGCTGACGTCGACACGGTGCGCGCCGAGCGGCTGGTTGCAGACGTCGTCGGCCCATGCGGACGACATGAGGAGGACGTTCGTCAACTCGGCAGTCTGCGCGGCCGGGTCCATGATCCCGGACCGCAGCGTCTGGAGGTCCAGATACGTCGGGTGGGCGGCGAACTCGGCGGCGGTCACGTACGGGGCGGCAGCCATGGGCGGTTACCTCCTCCGATGCCGGGTTACTGGTCGGCCGGCTTGGCCGGGGCGCGCTTGCTCGGCTTCTTCGTCGCGGCCGGCGCCGGCGCGGCGGGTGCAGGCTCGGCGGGCGCGGCCGGCGCCGCGGGGGCAGGCTCGGCGGGTGCGGCCGGCGCCGCGGGGGCGGTGAGTGCGGCGGTAGCGGATGCCGCCTTGACGAGCTGCTCGACCGCGGACAGCAGCGTCGCGGGGTCCTTACGGCGCTCCAACTCCTCATTGATGAGGCGATGCTGCCGCTCGACGTCCGTCTCCCACATCGGCTTGCCGCGCAGGTGGACGGAGTGCAGCCGGTCGGAGACGTCGTCGGGGAAGTCGAAGGCACCGGCCCCGTCGGCCTGGAAGGTGCCGTGTTCGGGGTCGTCGAGGGCGGTTACGCCCGTGCACGAGTACAGGCGCATGCCTGCTCCAATCATGGGTTGAGGGAAGAGGGGCCCGGGCCGGGGCCCCGCAGCAGCGCTACGGGGCCCCGACGGGGGGCCGTCAGCCGACGTTGGAAAGGGTCGCCATCGCGACAGGGGCGCGGTTCACGAACGCGCCGACGGAACGGATCTCGAACTCGCGGCGGGGGCCGCCGCCGGCCACGCCGGGGTTGCGGCTGATGCCGTAGTCGAACTGCGCGCAGTCACGCAGGTTCCGGTACTCGAGGACGTTCGAGATGTTCGCCTGGGGGAACGGCACGCGGTCCGTGCGGGCGATGATCGTGCCCGGGGGCAGCGAGGTGTGGACCTCGATCGGGACGGTGATGCCGCCGGCCGGCGCGTTGACGATCTCGCCGACCCGGCCGCCCGCGGTCACCGAGAGGCGACCGGAGGTGTCGGTGTTCAGGAAGGTCGTCGCGCTCGACGAGCCGAGGACGAGGTTCGCGATCTCCTGGGCCTGCTGAGCGTTCATCATGAGCGCGGTCGGCGACGCCTTGATCTGGTTCCAGAGGTTCAGGAAGATGTAGTTCTCGATCTCCTGAACGCTGCCGCCCGACAGGGTCAGCGCGGCGCCGTCGAGGCTCTTGAAGATCGACGGGTTGGCGGTGCCGGTGCCCGGCTGCACCCACTGGCCGTTGCCGTTGTAGTCGCCCGACAGGGACGCGAGGAAGCCGTCGTAGTCGTTGGCGTTCGCGGAGCCGTTGTCCGCGGCGGCGTTGAACGTCGGCTTGCCCGCTACGCCCTTCCAGTTGCTGGTCAGGTCCGGGACGGCCGTGCCGGACGGCAGGGCCTGGTCGGAGGCGATGACCTTGCTGAAGACGACGGTGTTGACCGTGGTGGTGGTGTAGTAGAACCAGGTCGAGCCGTTCGCCGACTGGAACCAGTCGTAGGCGACGGCGCCGCGGACGGCGGGGGTCGTGGCGGTCAGGGAGTTCGTCGCGCCCGACGCGAACGTCGTCGACGCGCTGTTGCCCTGGGAGTTGCCGGACCCGTAGTAGTAGCCGGAGCCGGTACGGGCCGCGACACCGACGTACACGGTGGCCGCGCCGATGGTGCCGCCGGTCGCCGCCTGGGCGATGGTCGGGGCCGCCGGGCGGGCGAGCGCGAAGCTCTGGCCGCCGAGGAGCTTGCGGTCGTCGCCGATCAGAACCTGGTTCAGGGTCTGGAACGTCGCGATCTGGAACGGGTCGGCGTAGCCGGTGCCCAGGTCGAAGGCGTCCTGCGTGGCCATGCCGGCGAGCCCGGTCGGCTTGTAGCGGGCCTGGAAGTCCTGCTCGCTGAACACGACCTCGGCGGCCGCGTAGTCGAAGCCCATGGACGGGTCGGGCTGCGCCGCCGTGGTGTCCATGATCGCGCGCCAGTTGGCGTACGGGTTACCGTCGCCGCTCTTGACGCGGGAGACGAGGTCGCGGAACGGGGTGTGAACCGGGATGAGGCTGACCAGGCCGGACAGGTCGTAGCTGTAGACGCCGGTGTTGGTCAGGATGCCCGCGGTCTGCGCCTTGCTGATGGCGTCCAGGGTCTCCGCGGTGACGTTTTCGAGCGCAGCGCTCAAGGGGTGCCTCCTGGGCATACGAAAGCCCCCGGCACGTCAGGCCGGGGGCTCAGGGGTTCGGGGGTCGGTGAGAAGGTGCGGCGGTCAGGCGCCGCGGTGGATCGCCTTGAGCGCGTCAATGGCGGCCGTCTGCATCTCGACGGCGGCGGCGTTCTGCTCGGGCGCGGTGCCGCCGTACATGGCCTTCTTGAGCTCGCGGGCCTTGGCCATGTCGACCGGGGCCGCGCCGTTGTCCTGGCCGCGCAGCAGGTGCGCGGGCGGGGTCGCGCCGTTGGCGAACACACGCGGCTCGGCGGGCTGCTCCTCCAGCGCCCGAACCTGGCCCTTGAGCGTCTCGACGAGGGTCGCCAGCTCTACGACGGCCTCACCGGTCTTGGTGAGCTGTGCCGTCTGGGTGGCGCTGCGTTCGTCGAGCAGGCTCTTGACCAGCTCCGTGATGCTGCTCTTGAGAATGTCGTCCGAGTCGGTGGTGGGGGTGGTCTTGGCGACGTCGCCGGCGGCCGCGTCCTCGACGTCGGCCTCCTTGGCAACGTCCTCGGCAGGGACACCGACCTCGGCGGCCGGGGCCGGCTCGAGGTCAGCGGCGGCCGGCGCCTCAGCGGGGGCCTCAGCCTCCGGCTCGGGCTTGTCCTCGCCGGCGTCGGCCCCGGAGATCGGGGTGATCTCGGTCGGGTCGACGATGCCGACGAGCTTGCCCTTGGCGTCGTAGACGGCGACCATCGGCGCCTTACCTTCGCCCTCGGCCTTGCCGACCGGCTCGACGGCCGGCGTCTCGACGATCTCGGGGGCGGTGCCGGTCTCCGGCATGTCGGTCTCCTTCTTGGCGACCGGGCGGCCGCTCTCCTGGGTGTCGGGGGCGGCCGGCAGGGACGCGAGGACCTTCTGAAGAGACTCGACGGCCTCCCGGATCGCCCGCTCGTTCGAGGCAGACAGGGACCGGCCGGCCTTCGCTACCTGGGTCAGGGCCTCGATGACGTCCAGCGCGGCCGGGTCGAGGCCGGCGAGGGCCTTACCGACCGCTTCCAGCTCCGCGATGGCGCAGTGGACTTCGGCCTGCTCGTCGACGGCGAACGGCGCGAGAACGCTGATCGCGTAGTCGATGGCGCAGGCCGCGTCGTCGAGGTCGAGGGCGGAGTCGAGGTCGTCGGCGTCGCCGGATGCGGCCTCGACGAGTTCCCGGTCGGCCATGACGCCGAGCGCGGACTTGGCGCGGGAGAGGATCGCGGTCCACTTGCGGGCGGTCGCCGCGTCGACGGCCTCCCACGCCGGCGAACCGGGGGTGTTGGGGTCGCCGGGGGCGTCCTCGGCGGGCTCGGCGAGGACCACCGTCGGGTCGAGGTCGGTTTCGGGGGTGGCCATGTCCGCGTCCTTCGCGATGGGGGCGTCGTCGGCCGGCCGGACGCCGGCCTCGTGGATGAGTCGAGCGAGGGCGCCGGGACTGCCGGACATCGTGACCGTCTCCGCCGCCCGCGGCTCGGGGCCGGCGGTCTTGCCGATGAGGTCGCGGACGAGGTCCGGCGTCATGAGGCCGGCCGGGCCGTCGTCGGCGTGCTTGGCCATGAGGATCGGCAGGCCGTTCGCGGCCTTGTCGACCAGGTCGACACGGCCGATGGACGCGTCGATGAGTTCGGTGAACTCGTCGTCAGGGGTGTGGGGCATCAGCTACTCCGTGGGGTGATGCGGCGCGCTGAACCCTGCGGCGACCAGCCGTTGACGCGCCCGGACTTGTACAGCGCCCAGGCGTGCTCGTCGAGGATCGCGCCGACGAGCCAGTCGCCCGACTTCACGACGACGCCGTTACCGAGGGCCCAGTCGGGGCCGCGATAGATGTACGACTCGACGATCTGGGCTGCGCCCTCCGTGTCGTCGGCGTGGAACAGACCGACCTGGGCGCCCTTCTGGAGGAAGCCCCACGCCGCCCTTTCCAACTCCTCCTTGGAGAAGAAATCGCGGCCGCCGTCCGCACCCCGCTTGATCTCGGGGGCGGGGCCGGCCTGGTAGGCGACGCCGAGCACGTATCGCTGCTCGTCGGGCATCAGGCTCCTCCTGTCACAGGTACGAGGGCGCAGCGGCACCACGGGTGTCCGGGCGGTGCGGTGTGCCCGGTGGGGAACTCGGCCCCGGGGCGGCGGGCGGGGGCGACGTTGTTGGTCTGGCAGATCGGGCAGACGCGGCCGTCGCCGGCGCTGTCCCACTCGACGCGCTCGATGCCGTTCGTCTGGTAGGTGCGGAGGCTGGCCTGGGACACGGCCCGGCACAGTTCCGTCGTGGCGATCATCTCGGCGCGGGTCGCGTCGGAGAGGAGGCCCTCAATCGCCTTGCCGATCGTGGTGGAGCTGTCGCCACGCTCGGCGCCCTCGGCGAGGACACGGCCGAGTTTCTTGAGCCGGGTCGCGGCTACCGAGCGGATCGTGACCCCGCTGTCGTTCAGCAGGGCCTCGAGGCCGGCGCCGTCGCCGGCAGGGCCGAGGAGGAGTTCCGCGGCCTTCGCGTCGCCCGGCTCCCACGTCGACCAGTCGATGCCGGCGCCGACCCCGGCCGTCACGCCGGCGGCGTCCTCGGCGGCGATAACGCCGATGAGGTATCCGTCGGTGTAGACGCCGCCCATGGTCTCCTCGATCGCGGCGGCCAGGTCCGGGGCGTTCTTCTCAAGCCAGCGTTGCGCCTGCTTGTCGAGGTCGCGGATCCGGTCGGCCTTCCTGCCCGCGGTCGAGCGCGGGTTCAGGGCGAGCCAAGCCTCGGCGAGCCGGCGGGGGTTGACGGCGCCGCGGAAGGCGGCGGCGATCCGGGGGGCCCAGTGACGGATGGCTTTGAGGTCCATCCGCCAGCCGAGCCACCGGCCCGCGCCTTCCTCAGCGCCGGAGCCTTTTGGGCCGCGTACCGCCTTGATGAGGTGCTGCATCTTGTCGGAGACGGACTCGCCGTCTTCGTGTCCGATGCTGCCGTCGGTGTGCTGCCAGCCGTCGAGTTCGTCGTACGCGGCGGGCCGGCCGCAGGGGCATACGCCGTCATCGTCGGCAATCGGGGCGCCGAACGCCTCGAGGACGACGTCGAGGTCAGCCCGGAGTTCCGGGCGGACGACGGGGTTACCGCGTAGCTGCTCGGGGTCCCACCAGGCGACGGCCTCGACCTGGTCGCCGTCGGGGTCGTCGGGGTTGTTCACTTGGTCGCGTCGGGCGAGGTCGAGCACCGATTCCGACGGGACGGTGTAGACGTAGCCGGCGTATATGCCGGACGTCCACGCCGGCGGTTCGAACGCGAGGGCCGCTATGCCGTCGGGGTCGAAGGGGAGGAGGCAGCGGGTTTCCTCGCACCACTCGCGGACGGCGCCGGCCACCGGGGCCTCATCGCCCTCGCGGTGCCCGCCGGGGAACTCCCAGTAGCCGCCGGCCGGGTCGTTCGGGTCCAGTGCGCGCTGAAGCATGAGGACGCGGCCGGTGTCGGCGGCCCGGACGGCGAGGCCGGCGCATGCGATCTCGCCGGCGTCCTTACGTACTGCGGCCCGCCCGTGCTGGTTGAGCCGGTGTCCGGTGCGCGTGTCGACGTGCCGGAACTCGAAGTCCCGCCAGGTGCCGGAGCGCCGGCGGGCCTTGCGGAAGGACCGGAACGCGCTCATCTCCCGCTTGGTGAGGTCTTCGTCCGGCTCGTCGTCGTCGGTGTCGAGGTCGTAGCCGTGCAGGCCGGTGTCGGCGGTGATGCCGGCGGCCGGGGCGGCCGGCGCGGCGTCCTTGGTGACGTCGGCGACCGTCTCTCGCACCGTGGCCTGGTAGGCGTCCTCGGCGGTCCGCGACGTCGCCGCGTCCGTGGTGCCCTGGGCCGGCAGGACGCCGGGCGCCGGCACGAACGGCAGGGCCGGCAGGGCCTGTTCTTCCGCCGGCGCGAACGTCTCCGGGTCGATTTGGCCGCCCACGGCGTCGATGTTGAGGAGCGGGACGGGGCCGAGGCGGGTCGTGTTGAAGAAGCGCGGCGTCGGCCGGCGCGGGTCGGAAGGCAGGCCGAGGAGTTGCTCGCGGGCCTCGTCGGGGCTGGCCATGCCGGACTCGACGTAGATCTGCCACGCCTGGGCGAGGGTGAGGCGGTCTTCCTTCTCCTGCCCGGTGTCGAACTTGAACTCGAGCGGGAGGCCAACGTCGTGCTGGAGGAACGACGTGAGGACGCTCGCGACGTGCGACACGAGGGGGAGGTCGCCGACGCGGTGCTGCACGTCGGCCTGACTGTCGCCGCTGCTCTTGTTGACGGTCTCGGTGAAGCCGAGGTCGGACGGCACGATGTGGTACGCCGCGCACGTCTTTCGCATCAGGAACAGCGAGAAGCCGTCCGAGAACTCCTTCTCGTTCGACCATTCGATCTTGCCGCCGCCCGGCATCCACTTGATCATGTGCTTGACCGACTGGTCACCGAGCATGAAGGCGTCCCAATACCCCTGGAACTCCTCAATCTGCTGCGGGGTCCACGTCTCCGGCGCGGACGCGAACGCCTCGGGGATGTTGCCCTCGGTGAACCGCTGGAGGAAGTACGCCTGGAAGCGCAGGTCCGTGTTGGCGTTGAGGAGGATGCTCTCGA